CTCTCCTGCGTGCGCCCGAATGGCAGCACCTTGGTAATAGGCGTGTAGGCACCATCCGTAATCGCTACGACGTCGGACCCATACTGAACGACCGGAGCGTCACCAATCGGCGGGGAAATGAAGAACGTACCGATGCGTGCCCAGTCGGTCGGAGACCCCGGGTCCGAACCCTGATAGAGAATGACTTCGCCCGAAGACAGATAGAACAGGATCAGGTCATTCTGGCCCGTGCCGCCATCTGTCGTGACCGTGCCGATCGCCTTCAGCACGCCACCGAATGAGCCCGAATACTTCAACGGGAACTTGGTCAGCGTGCCTGTGATTGACTGCAATCCAGCGTACCAGAAATTCAGCGAGTTCTTCTCGATGAAGAACAGCCGCTCTTTGAACACCGTCACGTCGGACAGGTTCGTGATCGTCAGCCCTGACCCCGACCAGCTGGTCGCTGTGAGTGTCGTGCCATCCCAATCCTGTGGAGCGTCGGTTCCGTTGACAAGAAACAGGCGCTCGCCGAAGTTGACCCAGTTCCAGCGATTGTTCGTGAACCCAGAGCCGATCGTGCTTGGCGTGCTGGTCGTTACGTTGATGAGCTTGCCATTGCAACCAGCAACCAACTTGCGATTGGTCGATGCCTTCCATTCAGCAAGGGTCTGTATCGAATTTGAGCCTTCGCCTGTGTTGCAGTGAAGTGAATAACCACGTCTCACCGTGACGTCGGATTGCCTCGGGAACCAGTTCTCGAGGATCACCGCGTCGTAGGGCTTCATGTTGTCGAGCGCGTCCTTGGCGTTCCAGCCACCAACAGGCGGAGGGAGCGGGCGCTCTACCGCTTGCGGTCCCCGGTTAACCTGGCGCGCTCGACCAAATGTCATTATTTGCGACGCTTCTTGCCTGCTGGCATTCCGCCCATATTCTGCCTTGCCACCTCGCCCCCGACCCCGCCGACTATGGCTCCCAATCCGCCGCCAAGCACGCGTGCTCCAAAATTCAAATCGGCGTCCCTGAACACTCTATTTTTCTTGCCGAACTTGCCACCGGTCAGCCTCGCTCCCAAAATTCCACCAGCCAGCGCGCCAGCCGTGGAAAACAACTTTTCATTGTCCAGCGCCGTTTCGAAGATGTCGCGGCCTTCGCCGCCTTCTCCGCCTTCTCCGCCGTCCGTCATCTTCTGTTTTTTCTTGTCAGCCATTACTTCCTCCTGCGCGGCATTGGGTTGTTGAGTGCCCGTTCGATTGTCTGGCGAATTGATAGGTCAGACATGCTCGGCATTGGCTTCTTTGGTCGGGGTGTCGGGATTGACGGGTCCATTGGCTTGAAAAATGAATCGTCAGGTGTTGACGGCGCCCCGTGAGGACGATCCCCGCGCGGGATGCGTGGCTTTGCTTCTCGCACTGCTGCACCGCGCACCGCGCCGGTCATTCTTCCACCCAATTTCATTTCACTGCCCTCTTTTGGTTTCTGCTTTGCTGGAGTGTGGCCCATCATGCCGCCGACGATTGCACCAGCGACAACATTCTCTGGCCTCACGCCTTCAAGTCGGCTTTGAAATCCGCCTCGGCCATCATTGAAATCATACGCGCCAAACTCTGCCGCGCCTGCTGCAGGAGCCGCTGCATAACGCGCTGCCTTGCCGGCCATCGTCGTGGCCTTGGGGATTGCCCCAGTCAGCCCAACCAGTGGCAACGCGCCGAACAGGTTGCCTGCGGCCATGGGCAAGTCACGCCACCCGAGCGGAGCCCCATACTCCTGCTGCCGGTCCTGAATGCGGCGAGCCTTGGCCAACTCTTCGTCGTAGCTTCCGCCACCAGGCAGGATCGACATTGCCCCTGCGAACACTTCATCGTTGCCGTAAAGCAGCGGCCACGTCGTTGCGTTGAGCAGTGCAGCCTGATTTTTCTCCTCGGGGCTTCTCGGGTCGTCTGCCCTGCCGTTCAGGAACAGGTTAGTTGCATTCTCGCGCTGGTCTTCGTCCGGGATCTCAGGGATCATCCAGTTGAAGTCAGGGTTCTGCGAGTTGGCTTGCTGCTCAGTCTTCTTGGCCCTGTAGTCGTACGAGCCGGAATCGTTCCGATAGGGATCATCCGCGCCGAAATACTGCAGAATTGAAGACATATACGACTGCGGATCACCCGTCGGATCCTGGGATTTGTCACCGAAGAAATGCTTGACCCTCTGACTTGTGGTCATTGGATTTTCTTCGTGCGCGCGGTCGTAGTATTGCTGTTTCCTGTACGCCAGCTCTTCTTCTGGAGGAATATATGGCATTGCTACTTCCTCGGGTTAGGCTTGCGACGAGCTTTCTTCTTGGGCACTACCAATTCCCACAAGCCGTCCTTGCGCTGACGGAACATGGCGCCGTCTTCGCGCTTCATCTTGCCGCGACCAGCTGGGTAGTAGCGATGCGCTCCACCGGCAGTGTAATAGAGGATTCCAACCCGCTCGCCCTTCTCGACCTTGTAGACAGGCGACAGGCGGACAACGAGCTTGCGTGTGGTCTTGCCGACGATTGCAGTTTCAGTGGCGCCAACTGGAGCGCGCGGTGTCGGTTCGTGCTTGCGAATTGCCTTGAAAATGGATTCCCGAACTGACCCCATGCCCGCCATGTCTATCGTTCCTTATCGCCGACCAGCGCTACGCTGACGCTGACCATCTGTGTAGGCACGCTTCAATTGCTGGCCGAGCGGTGAGTTCGCGTAGGGCCCATTGAGAAGCTGTTCGATTGCCTGGCGGTCATTGTTGAGACCCGCCTGATAAGCGCCCTGCACCATGCGGCCAAACTCTTCCGGGTTCTCGTAGGCTTCCGGGAATGGCTCGTCGTTCTGTCGCGAGCCCCTGTCATCGTAGGTCTGCTTGGCACGCTCGCGCAGGAACCGGTTGTTCTGCTCGTCAGCGCCTTCGTACTGGTTGACCGGGCGCGCGTAATTGTCGCGGCCCGCCGGATCGCGGCGCGTTGAGCCCTGCTGGCGCATGCCACGCTGTGCGTCGCTGGCCCATGGTGGCATCTCCTGCGGTGCGCCCTGTGGGGGCTGCTGCGGGATCTGCTGGCCCTGCTGCATGGCCTGAAGCTGCTCGTCGTCCTCGATTGGCACTTCAGGGTTGCCGCGCATCTGGCCACGGATCTTGTCCCAAATGTCGTAGTTCATGTCCAACTCCCCTCAGGGATTCGGCCCTGGCCCGTGCCCCGTATTGATGGGCCATTAATCAGATGTCTGCGGCGCGTGCCGTCACGGGCAATCGCCTTGGACTTCTCTTTCTCGTACTCATCAAAGCGCGAGCCGTAACCCAGCCCCTTGCTCTCCAGCCAGCGCCAAGCCAGACCCAGAATGAGCAGATGCTCAGGGATTCGGCCTGTGTCGCTGTCTGTCGCCCATGCCGTCTGCGCCGTGCCGCCAGAGCTCTGGCACCACTTGCTCGACACGTATTCGTAGTAGATCGTCTGCCCCGCTACTGGGGCCGGGATGAACCAGAACGAGTTGCCTCTCAGTCGGTACTGCGACCAAGTTGATGCTGTTCCGAATGCCTTCTGCGCCTGCCAAGATCTGGCAGTTGTCGGGCCATAGACAGGCTCAGTCGTCGTCCGGTTGAAAAGGGTCTCGTTGATGATCCTTTCCATATCTGTCGGCAGGGTGTGGCTCGTTTGCTCTTCAGTCGCGACCGTAGTGAAGGTCGTTTCTGTCGTGAGCACTTGCCAGTCATGCTCCTTCATCAACACATCGCCGGTCATGTTGCATAGCGCGAGCAACTGCTTCTGCGCCTCGCCCGTGTTTGTGAACACAGTCGTGGTCACGGGCAAGTTGCACATGGCCTGAACGCGGTTGACGATGGAGAGAAGTGTCACTTGCGGCGCTTCCGCTCATGGTCCATCACGTCGCTGGACCCATAACCAGCAATGCCCCCAAGGACTGCACCCCGCTTCGCCCCGGACTTTCTGTAGGGCTCTTGGCTGCGGTGGAAAGCGTCGTTGTATTCGTCCAGCTTTTGCTGCTTTCCGTACCTGAAGCTAGATTCAGGAGCATCCCTGAAATAATCCGCGTCATTCTTGGCAGCATTGACCCTGCCTTGATGAGCCGCGCGGCTTAGCTTTCGACCAGCTACGGCGCCAGCAACAACCCCTGCGGCTGGAAGAGCAAATTCCACCCCATCCAGCGCCTTGTCAAAGATGTCGCGATTGTCTTCTTTCTTCTTCCCAGCCATTTCAAATGCTCCTTACGTAGCCACCGTCGGAATCGTGTGGCACGCCGTAGCTGACGTGAAGAACACGACAACTGACTTGGCCGTCGCCATCGAAAGCGATGTCGTCGCGTTGATGGTCGCACCTGTTGGCGGGTAGAGCGTGCAGGTTGCGCCGCTTTCGTTCTTGAGCAGGTACGTGTCGCCCTTGGTCGAAGACGGTAGGATTGCGCCACCTGTGCCCGACGTCATCAGCACGCATTCACCAGTGATTTTTGCTGCGTCTGCTGCCGTGGTTCCAGCGAGAACAAGCGCCGCCTGAACGTCGCCCACGATCGCTGCTGCCTGCGTTGCTGGCGTTCCCGCCGACATCAATTTCGTCTGTCTAGCCATTAGTCCTACTCCTTCTTGCGGTTTCGTATTGAGTTGGTTTCACCATTCT